TGCTGTAGCCATATGTACTTCACTACTGACGCGCAACATGCCATATCCTGCATTATTTTTGCAGCCATGCCATATCCAACACTGGCTATAATCCTCTTTACCTTTGCTAGTTAGAGGTATATTTGTATACTTTTTTAGTCTATCCAATATTGGTACCGATTTACGTATTCTTTTCTTTTTCATTTGTTTAGTTCCATGTCATTTGATCATTATCTTCTTTGTCGTCGCCAAGTATTTGTTCCCAACTTGGTCCGCCTGGGTATAATGGACTATGAGGCATATGCTCAAGTCCAGGTCTTGCCATACGTGATAGTTTCTCATCCATGCCAATAAACTCAGCAAATGGTAGACTATCATGTTGTATTGGGAATAGATGATGTATACCATAACGAATACAATCACCTAAACCGTCAATATGTGCATAACGTTGTTCAGTATATTTTACCAAACGTTTACGTGAAGCATCTTCAAAATGGTATGTCTGTAATGCTTCAAGTAAAAATTTGTCATCTAGTTTTATATTCAATCCACCTCTAGCAATAAAGGCATTTGAGGTATTATCTGTATCAGTAATCAATGGATTACTCTTACGTGTGTTTACAATTGTAAAGCCATACTTTTCTAATATAATACGATCTGTTACGCCGAATGGACTTGTAGTGTCACGATTCAATTGTGTACCTGACATATCAATAATACTGTTTATGCGTCTACGTGGGAAATCTTCACGTATCGCACTTGCCATACCTTCTGTGCCACAATCTGGTATGGCATATGTTTTTAGTATTTCAATATTACCATCTTTCTCACCTGCTTTACGCACTTGCGCGACAACAGCACATTGGACTCTTTTATTGAAATCGTGAAAGGTGTATAAATCGCCACCTCTATCTATAATTTCTTTGCAATGTTTATGTCTGTCAAAAGTGTAGAAGAATTGGTCTGCTACGCTTTCCCATTGACACATATAATCTTGGTTGAATTTGAGTGGTGACAATATTCTTTTTTGTTCTTCAATATATTGTCTATTACCACTGCGCATTTGCAAATAATTATAGTGTCTAACAACGTACTTGTCACTACGTTCTAATGCAAACTTGAACAAATCATAAAGTGGACCAGTTCCATTAGGCGTCGAGATAACAATCAATCTACCAGCAGTGTCAGGTTGTCCAACACGCGGGCGCAGACGATTTGTTATTTCTTGCAGTGTATCTTGGGTATATAATGCTGCTTCATCGGCTACCCAAATGCCGACATTCAAACCACGTAAGTTTTCGCGCTGTTCTGCACTTTTACAGCGTATAAAAACTCCATTAGGGAACTTGATTGTAAGTTCACTATTGTTTATATCAATACCATCTTTGAGACCAAAGTGATTCATGCAACTTTGTTTGAGTTGTTCCCAAATCAAACTCTTGATCATTGCGCCTGTTGGTGCGCTGTAGATAATGTCTTTACCTTTATGGTAACGATTATCTGTAGCAAAAATAGGCAAAGCGATAGCAGCCAAAAATGTTTTACCACTACCAACAGGCACAATATCGATGCAATGTTTATCAGTAGTAAGCCAATCTTGTAATAATGTAGATTGCTCACCATATAATGGTATATCAATTTTTTGCTGCATTAGCCTGTTTGATTCTCTCTATAGCATTAGCCCATGTATCATCACGACTAATAACTTTAGGCAAATTAGTTTTTGCATCTACGTGAAATGGTATAGCAAGTATGTTTAGTACGCCGCCTTCACCAAATATATTTTGTTTGTTTTTATAAAAGTTATTTGGATTGTAGTTTGGACATGGGAAATAATACAATGTATATCCTAAGCCAGTCAGCATGTCGTAAATGCTTACTAGATCACAATGCATTGCTTCGTAAAATATAACTGGCAAATGGTTCTTGATTGTTTCACTCATGCCCTCAAATACTGGCCATTCATGACCTTCTACGTCAATCTTTATAACATGAGGTGGTTCTATTGTTTTTGTGCGTACAAGATAATCAATGTATGTCATGTCGCATAGTTGACCATCTTCTGTAATTCTGCATTCACCATAGTTACCTAACTTGCCTAACTCAAATTTTTCAATCTGCGTGACGCCAATATCATTGCTAATAGCATAATCATATAATGTTACATTCCTATCATCAAAGGTGTTGATTTCTAATAGTTTATAGTTTAGTTCATTTGGCTCGAATGCATAAACATGTTTTGCAAACTTTGCAAATGCATTAGTATGATAACCAATGTTTGCGCCAATGTCATATACTACGCAATCTTTGTGTAAAAAGTTACGTAACAAATTGATTTCTTGTTCGGTGTACTCGCCATAATACTCTAGGCTAATACCAATAATGCTATCAGTTAGAAAATGCGCAAACGCAGGGTGATAGCGTGTAGGCTTCAATCTAACATGCTTTGTAAATCCTTCTTCGTATAATTGCGTATAATTGTCTTTGTAAAAATCCTGACTATAATTAGGGACTTCCACACTTACATCTGTAAACGTTATTTCACTTGTTCTTTCCATTGACTTATTCCTCTATAGTAATTGTTTTTTCTACGTTTGTCCAATCTGGCAATTCTTTTTGCGGGAACTGAAACATTGCTTGTAATGGTTGACCACCTGTTGTATGATCAACGTCAACTTTGTCAGCAACTACTTTGCTCAATATCATTTGCTGATATTTGACTACTAGATGCTTGTCGTCTGACATACGTGCATTGTGGTAATCTTCTGCTAGTCCTACTGCAAATGGCTTGTCTTTTTTGGCTATTTCGTGCAGTATTGTCTGTGCTGATAGTTTCTGCTTTTGACCCTTCTTGCGTCCACTGCCCGGTCTCCAGCCCCCATTCTTGCCTTTTTCTGGTTTTTTCTGATTGTTGATCAGTTCGGACATATATTATTTCTCCATTACTTTTTATTAGCATATTCTATTTTGACTAGAGTATGTGTACCACAACAGCCCTGCTGCCATGCATATCCCAATTGATTGCAGCGTGATTTGACTCTATCGCGCAATTCAATATATTGTTTTAGACTCATATCACCACGACCAAATAGTCTGGCATATTCTAAAAAGTCTTTGTCATTTAGTATGCTTATATCCATACGATTTCGTAATCGTCCTCGTTATCTTCTGGGTCTAGTCCATCCCAGTATGTACCATCAACTTTATGCTTGTACTTACGTGTACCAAACACAGTCAACCATTTCTGATTCTTACGGTTCCATTGCTTGCATATCTGAGCAAATCTGTCTGATCCTAATATAAGTTGTAACTGTGTCTTGCTATCGTCTACAGTAGGATTGATGTCCCATTTGCTATGCTGTATTTCTAACATGAAACTAACAACTTGGTCTACTTCTAACTCAGTCATATATGGGCTAAGTTCAGTACACATTTTGTCGAATACGCGAATGTTGTTTGTAACAACAGGCTTATCGACCATTAGTTTTAGTGTTAGATCATCAGTGGATGATAGTTGACGTTTCTTTCTGCTCGCCTTGCCCATTTGTATTTTCCTGTGTTTTCATTTTCTTTAGATTGTCTGCTGTGATGATACTGCCTAGAAACTCATGTACAGTGCGTAGTGCTACTATCTTCATTTCTATAACATGCTTACCATCATCGTCTAGTTTCTCAAACTCTTCTTTTGGTAGTTTCATAAGTTGTTCAAGACTTGCTACGATATCGTCCATCAGTGGTTCTACACTTACCCAGCGTATACCATCTGGTCCTGTTTCTACGTGATATTTGTATTCTAGCATTGTAATACCTCAAATTGTTCAATTGCTATATGATTATAATTTGTTAGTGTATCTTTATAATCTTCATCTGTAAGTCTGTAATATTGTGTGTTAGGATACTTCTTTACAATATTGTATAATCTGTTGCGCCATTTGTCATCTTGTATGATTGGTGTCGCATGTGTTTTAGGGCTATAGTTATGTGTACCTGCATAGACATTGTTTATGCCACCATGGTTATAATCAAAGCCCATAATATAAATTACATCATAACCATGACTGCTTGCTAGTTCTACTGCGCAAGTACCGCTGTCTGGTGTTGCTGGATATGTCTTTATAAAATTGATAGGTTCACCATTACTAGCAAGTAAGTCTACGTCATTGATATGTTGTGTATACAGTTTGCACTTATGATGCACTCTAGCATTGATTATCTCTGTGACCATATGAAAGTCCATGCTAATAAGATAGTCTGGTATAAAATCACGATATAATGCATTACAACCATAAGTGGTTGACATTTGTTTTGTCGCGTTTAGATCAAACTTCAATCTACTGCGACCATTACCTATAACTGTTGCTATTTTCACTTTTTCTTTTTAGGTTCTTTATATCCGCTAGCGTGAATTGCTGCTGCTTGACGCTCTGCTTGAGCGCGTGTTGGGTATTCTTTACCACTTTCACCATACTTGTAATATGTTTTACCACCGCGTTGTATCTTATGTATTGGCATAAAATCAGTCCTCTCATTTCTTATTTATCGCGTTACAAATATATCTATGTTTATCTATTACTTCAGGATCGACTAATAATGTCTCACATAATCTACAAGCCATGCCTTTATATTGCCATACGCCTTTTATGCGCATATAGAACTTACTGAGTGGTACCTGTGGTTTTTCTGTACTAGTATCTATTTTTTGTATCTTACGCAATTGCGCTTTGTTATTGCTATTGATACCACCTATCTTGCTGACTAGATGTCTGTGAAGGTGCTTCTCGCTTTCAGGTTTTCTTGGTTTAGGTTTACGCTTGTATGGCATCGACTATTTAGATTGCCATTTACATGCTGAACAATCGTTGACGGAACTCTATCTTCTCTATCACTTGTGTGTTTGCTTGCAGATTGAGACCTTTCACTGCATCATGTATTATGCTCATGTGTGCGCTGATGTTCTCTAATGCGTCCATCTGTATCTGGCTCAGATCGTTCTGATTGCCAAACATTAGATTATTGAGTAATCCAGCAATGAAACTTTCTGGTGTGTTCTGTCCTGTGACGCCTTTTGGTAATGTAGCAGTGCGTTTACGATAATATTGATTTATAGTGTTTTGCACATCACGATCACGATATTTGCTGAGTTCGCCCATCAATGCCATATATCTGATCAATTCAGTCTGTAACCAGACCATGTCTTGCTTATCAATGGTATTATATTGAGTGTTAGCACTTGTTGTTTTTGGATCGTAATTTATTTGTTTTGCCATATTTTATCTCCTTATATGTGTTTATCTCTTCTTTGCTAGCCCATTTTACAAATTCGTTGCATAACTGACACATAACTTTCCCATTATGCACACCAAACTTACCTATTTCTATAGAAATTGGGTGTCTATAGTGTTTTTTGACTGGTTCATACTTCATAATTACCTAGAAACCCCGACTTGTTGTACAATAGGGTATATTTCTAGTATTTCTTTTTTCATGAGAATTTCCATATCCAATTCTAATATAAAACCCGTTTTTTGATATATTTCATCTAATAACTCAAGTTCATTGACTTGTACTTGTGTAGTAAAGCCATCATGTTCTAAAAAGTACTTGTTATTAGTTCTATCTAGGTAGTTCTTTATTATATTCAATACCTGACGTTCTAGATAGAAATAAAGACCCCACTTATCCCTACTGGATAATGCCAATTTACGTCTTTGACCTAACTTATTAGTTTTATATCTAGTAGTCATTACTGGACGTAGATATTCCCATATGATTTTGATATCACTACGTAACTCAATAATATATGGGTGTTGCTTTAGATATTCAATACGTGCTATGTCTCCATTGAGTAATTTATAGATAGCACATGTTGGGTTTTTACCTAATTGAGCACCTGCAAATAACGCATTGATAATAATCTTGACTAGTTTTTCAGGTATCTCTGTTTCTTGTGCAATCTGTTTGCGTACTGATACTCTATCTTGTAGATATCTCTGTACAGCAAATAGATATAAGTCCATGGGACCCTGTATGTATTTGTCATTTTCAACTACTAATGGTACTTGATGACTATATTGATGTATCAATGTAGGGGCACAACAAACAATATCATATTGATATGTGAGGTCTAATTCACTGAATATGTTCTGTTTGTCTACTTTACGTACATTCTGTAATGGGTGCCAAAGTCTGTTTGACTTATCTTCATATAAAAAGTCAAGTGATTCAAATTCAGTCTTGAATTCTTTCTTGACCCATTCATTCACTAGCCGTGAATCGCCGACTTGTTGTACAATAGGGTATATATCTAGTGATTCTTTATTTTCAAGTAAAGTAGCCATTTCTGTGTTCTTTTTCATGTCATGAAACGAACTCCAATTGGAAATGGACATATATTGTTTATATGATACTAAGTCCTTGATATATTGATAGCCACGTAAGTTTAGTTTGTATTCTTTACAAATACCACTGTCTTTACTCCAAGTACTTTTAGTTTCAATTAGTAAGTGATTACGAAGGAATTTACCTAGGCTATTATTACTACGACCTAGGTGTTTATCGATATAACGAGTACTCCATGCATGTGATTTTGATTCACTCATGCATCCACGAACGAAACCAAGTGCTGTCTTGATTCGTTTGATAATACGTGGGTCATTTAGATTGGGTATATATTTCATCCTAGTTCATACCTAAATTCTACTTCATACCAATGTTTGATTAGATCCATCATGATACTACGTTTTTGTTTAGTTGTCCAATTACGAAATTGGCGATAGTCATGTTGTATACCAACAACACGTAGATAGTCTTTACCAAGTAATAGACCTTCTATTTTGAGTAATCGTTCTACCCACATGAATACTGTGTCATTGGGTAAATTATCTATAGTATACCAGAAATTGTTTGATAGATTGTATGGGTCACGATCATAAAGTTCGCGTAAGCGACCCATAGTCTTGACGAAATCGTTCATTTGTTAAACCTCATAATTTGTTACCTGCAACATCTTTAGCGAGATTGGGCTAGAATGCGCTAACAAACTAGCCCTGTTGAGGTCTTCAATGTACTCTTAGATTGTACACATGTATTTATCATTTGTACTTGATTTTATAAAAATCTTTCACATAGTCGATATATGCAATATTGCGCGTGTTTTGCCCATTTGTCAATTCTTCTGCACGCCAAGACGGTAACACAGTGCATAATGCATGATTGAACAATGCAGTACTAAATTTCTTGGTACTGCCGCTATCTACTGCTTGTATGATAAAATTATCAACTAAGCGTTTTTCGTACTTCGATAATGTAAATTGGCTCATAAAATATACCTCTTTATAGTAGGAGTAAATAATTGTAGTATGCGTAAACTAATCATTCAAGTCCAAATTGACCCAAAACACAACAAACATGTCATCAGTCGTAAATTTCATCATATCAATGATCTATATGAATTGAGTGCAAGTCAAGCCAAAAAGTATGCAGAATTTTGTAATAGTGATTATGTCCAAATCACTGATTGCAGTTTTCTCCCAGACAAGCATCCATGCTTTCAACGATTGAAATTGTTTCATATGGATCAATATGACAGCATACTGTATTTGGACAGCGATGCTGTGCTAATGGATAATGTTCCAAACATTTTTGAATTATATGGACACAATGATTTTTGTGCTACATGGGACATAAATTGGGCTAGCGATAGTGATTACTATAAAAACGTTTTGACCCAAGTACAAAAAAGATACAACTCAAGTAACACATATAAGCCATTCTGTAGTGGTGTTATGTTATTACATCGTAACTTTATAGACAGAGCCAAAACCATTTATCCAAAGTATTTGGAGGAATTCAATAATCGTGGGTACTATGATCAAGGAGTATTGAATAAAACTGTTGTAGAAATGGGTGAACAATATACCAGACTTCCAGAAGATTGGGGAGCATGGTATAAAACTGGTAAGTATATTGTACATTTGGCTACAAGTAAAAAGAAAAACTTTGATTTAGAGAAGTTTACTCAGAAACATCAAATACAGTTTCAGACCAATACTCGTCAAATGATTGCAAGTTAGCAATAATGTTTCTTGCAAATATGATTTTGGCTTCTGCTGAAGTAGCAGTTTTGGCTTGAATCAACAAGTTTTCAACATCGATAAACGATTCATTCATTTCATCTAACATACATCACCTCGTTGTAAAAGTCGCTCCGTTTCGTTGCGCAAACACTACGGAGCAAGAGTGTGACATAGGGCCCCAAAGGTAACATTTGCCCTGCGCAACTAATATCATGTAAACAAATGATTGACGCCCTCGCGTTCAAACTCATCGTCGCCAGAATTCATGTGCAATAAATCTTCCCAGACAGATTCTAGGTCGATATTTTCTTGAATGAACTCGTATGCAGGACCTAACACTAACTGCTTTTCGATACACAATGCAACAACATCATGTATAGCACCAGCAGCACAATCGCGTGTCACAGTGTCATTGATTGACGCAAAGTCAGGCATACAGATAGCAATAGTACCAAACTTGTCAGACAACTGTGTGTTGACCTGCTCGGCAATCATAGTCTCGCGCTGATCGTCAGTTAGAGCGAACTTTTCGTAAAGATGATAATACTCGTCAGGCAAAGTTTTACCATAAACGTCCCAAGCAATGCCAACGCACGTATACGTGACAACTTCTTGTAAACGCTTAAACTCAGCAGTTTGACTTAACTTATTCATAAAAACACTCCTAAAAATAAACAACAACAATATGGTAACATACAACACACACGGTGTCAATACCTGTGTGTGTTGTATTTTTGCTACACTTAGATCATGCACTCAAGTTCTTCGATGAGTTCACTTACGTCATACTTGTTTTCAAAGTCAGGATCATAAGTAAACAAAATGTCATTGAACTTGGACCAAAACTTATCAAGTTGCTCATCAGCATCAGCATCATACTCATCAAATTCAGGATGAGTCTTGTAATGCTCAAGCAATTCAGACGGCAACATGATTTCTTCACGCTTATTCAGTTTTACAGTAAACATATCAACCTCAGTAGTTAGTGAATCAACATATACCATTCTACAGTAATCGATACCTAAGTCAACAACTAAAAATCCAGCAAAATCAGCAACTTACGAATAGCCCCCTGTAAGTCATTGATTCTATTGGAGTTTTATTTTATGCATAAATCGTGACTTTATGCACATAAAATATAGCACTTTTTTGCACTCTTTAATACGCGATAAACACGACTAAAAACCCAGTAAAATCAATAGGTTACGTAAGTCATTGATTCTATTGGAGTTTTAGTTGTTGACTCTATATTGCATTAGTGTAGAATTGATTATGTAGCGACTTGCTACTAACTGTTTGAGGTGTTTATATGAAAAATGTTACTAAGACTTACAAGTTTATTTACATGCGCAATTGGAGCAATATGGATGTTCCAACTCAGTATGTTTTTGCTAATCGTCAACCTAAGGGCTACAGCAACAAATGGGAAGTTTCAAACTTCTTCCATCGTGTAGACGATTTTACTATGCGCAAGTATTTTACTGACAAGAAAATTCGTCGTAAGCGCAATTTCGCTAACGATTATTTGAATCCAAATATGCCTGCTAATGAAGCAAACATTACGCAAGCATTTGTCAGATATTTTACTTATGAACTCAATGTGTGTCGTCGTCGCTTGACTTATCTCAATAAAAATAAAGATGCAGGTGACACTAATCCTATGGGTTACAATGTTTACAATCCAAACTATTATCGCAAAATGATCAAGCATCATAAGCATAATCTTGCTATTTGGAAAGCAAAGTATCAAACACTCAAAGATCAAGGTGTTTACACTTATTTGGAATTGATGAAATAATTATTTTACCCAAAATATTTGCTGTGACAAATATCTTGTGTATAATTAGTATTGTGTGTCGATGCTTACACATCTTTCAGCAGATTACTCAACTACAAGTAAGCACTTCGGAACGTCTCTACCGTACGCGCACAAAACGGTAGGCTCATTGAAATATCTCGTACAAGCGCGAGGCTAATACTTGCCTTCATAGCACTCTTTGCCGTAGTGTGCGCGAAACGGCTTTTATATTCTAAATATTTTCGATGCTCATTGTAGCAGGGTAGCACTGGTCTAAATGGCTTTTTTCTTGTGTGATCCCGAACAAGGTGCGCAATCGGGATACTATAAATACTTTTATGTTTACAGAAGATATGTTGCATTTGGTCTACAAATGCGAAAAACGAAAATTACAAAACCAAACTGCAATTATTTTTGTGGATGAGGAATACGAGGATTTTTTACGCCATTATGGTGTGCATCTAAAAATTATGAATGCATGTGCTAATGACCCACAATTTGCTGACACACTCAACAAGATGCTTGTTGTCCACGAACTAAAAAGATAATCTGGTTCATCTCTGATGCCTGCAGTGCATCTTGATCCTACTTACGCCATCGCTGTGCGACAAACTCTACACCAGAAGGTTGAGCGGCATAAAAATATGCCCCATTGCTGGGGCTAATTATTGTTCAGTGTAGAGTGGGCGTTCACGGATTTAGAACTATGGCAAGTTCTAGTATATAGGGTATATAGAAAGCACATTTACAATATACGCCCACCCTACAATATTATTTATTATTGTTTATCACGAAAAGTAATTTTAGGTGGCAAGAATTGTAATTCTACAATACTGTTCATGCGCTTGCGCGTGATGCAGAATCCAAGCCATACACCTAATATCAATGTAAATGCTGTGACAAATATCACAGCAATTACCAATACATCAAATAGTGTTGCTAGCCAACTTGGTAGTGCTTTTATCCATGCAAGTAAACTTTCCATTATGCACCTACTGGTACGACTGTGACGATAGCACTTGGTACTGCTGGTCTTGTATATGGACTAGTGATATTTGCAAACGCTTCTAATGATATGTTGGCACTACTTGCCGCGTAACGTATCTGATAATAATCGTTTGCACTACAAGTGTCGATGAAGTTTAGTGCGGCAACATTCTTACCGTTATTTTTTATCACAGTATATGTTGTCGCGCTATCAGCGATATCATTACCATTTTTAGCGAACCAAACATCAAATTCATGTTCTGCTGCGTTGTCACTATTTGTCAATTGCAGACTGAATTGGAAGTTATAAGTACCTGCTCTTGCTATCGTGATCTGATTATTGCTTGCGATACTGATACCATTTGCTGAACCAGTAGTTGGCAAGTCTAAGTTGGCAACTGTGTTTGCTGTGATAGTGATATCGTTACCATTACTGAAACTACCATACGTGCGTAGATAATCTAATCTACCAGTTGCACTAATATCACCATTAGCATATAGATCAATATTACCA